GATTAGAAGTACCTTCTGCAAGTGCGTCAGTCGTGAGATTACTTAGACTACTCACAGTTCCAGTCACGTTGCCGGTCACGTTGCCGGTCACGTTGCCGGTCACGTTGCCTGTTAGATTACCTCCAACATTCCCTGTTATATTAGCTTTTACGGTACCAGCAGATCCGGCCGCGTCAAGTATTTCCAAGACACCAGTTTGCAACAATCTAAATTGAGGATTTGCTGAACCTTCTATCTGAACTATAAACGCGCTGTCTGCAATATTAGTTTGAGTGCCCAATTCCCAAAAAATATTTGCGCTGTTTGATATACTAACTCTTGTTGGCTGAGAAGCACTTTTAATTCTAAGAACTTTTTGTTCACTTGAAGTAATATTAATAGGAGATAAAAAGTTTATAGACTCAATAATATTGGTTCTATTTTCAACAGTCGTAACCTTTAGCGCAGTAACAGACGCGGCACCTGTTACCAATGAAGAACTTGTAAATGTACCAGTTAATGTAGCATTTCCTATTGTCTCATCAGAGCCTAGTACCGATGCAGTTAAGATACTTGTATCCAATTCATTCACGAGATCGTTGGTTCGTTCTAACCAAACCTGAAATGTATCAGTAGTGTTTATTTGAGGAATACTTCTAGACATTTAGAATTTCTCTTCCATTATTTTTTCTAACAGCTGATTTACGTTTGCTATTTGTTGCTTTAGATTACTTATTTCTGTTTTCATTTTATCAAATTCAGCCAGTTTCTTTTTCTCTACCCTATATTTATAAAGGGAAGCAACATCAGTTTCTATTAATGCTTTTGATTCAGTATCACGTATCATTCAAATGCAATTCCTCTATAATCAGTAACCTTTGGTACTGAGCCAACATTACCGGAAAGAAGATCAATTCGAATTAAGAAGGATCTAAATCCAGTGTATATTCCAGCCTCATTTGTATATGTAATAATACCTGAAGATTTATTATCGGAATCTTCTGCTACCCCAAATACGAATTCCTTATAATCATTTGTATTTGATCTACTGGAAAATAAAGAATTACCTTCTATTTTTTCCATTTCGATCCATGGATTATTCTTTAATAGTACAGGATCATCTGAATTCTTTACTTTTAGATAAACCTTTATATCAGTACCAATTGGTCTATATCCTGTAAGAAACAATTTAAAATCTTCTGCATCAAAGCCTTCTTTTAATTCTACCTTTTTAGAGATATATTTTGAAGTGGTATCAGGATCATTTGTAATATTATAGATATATGCAAAGGTTTTTGCTGTTTCTGTATCAATTACTGGAGTAGTAGTCTCAATAGATTCCTTTTCCAATGTTAACACAAATTTCAAATTCTTATCAGAATCAACGTCGTTTGATCTTGAGAATATCGTACAACCTTTTTCGTTGAATGTCTTTTTATTTGAAAAGTTAAACGCGCTTGTATATGCAGTATTATCTATTGCCAGTGGGTCGATAGCTTTTACCGAAATTTTTGTACTGGTATTGGAGTCTACTATTCTATTAATCATTGCCTGTAGATAGCTTAACTCTGGATTGCTCACTGAGCTTATTGTGGCTATTGCTCCACTATCCAGACCTCTTATCGTTTCACTTGAAGTAAATACCCTACCGTCACGAGCTGATGATTTTTCCAATACCATAAAGTCTGCTTTTCTAGCATTATAATAAATTATTCTACCTGCTACAACAGGTCTTGATTGGAATGTACCTTCGAATATCGGAGGTCTGTCCACTAGAATGGAAGATGGTGCTGATGATATTACTCGTAGTATCTGTTTGTAACCGGAGGTATTCTCCACAAAAACATAGTCACCTACATTATATGCAGTAAGGCCTGAACCAGATATAGTTCTGTTTCCAGTGGTTAAATTTACTATATATGTAGATGTGCCTTTGAATGAATAAGCAAGTTCACCGTCAACGAAATTGCCTACGCTATTTTGTAGATCAAGAAACTCATTTTCACGAGTTTCTAATTCTATTGTACCTATATCAATATTAAAGTTGTATCTATATAGATTAAATTTGATATCTTCGTCTTGATATGACTTCCATGCACGGTTATTTGTAGAAGTAAATAGAACACCGTCTCCCCAATCTGCGTTGACTGGTGCACCGGTAGTCAATTCAAAACCACCTACTTTTTGAGTAAAGATTAAGTAATCAGGATCAGCCGCATCGGGTTTCACCACGAAGCAATATTCCTTTTCTGCATCTAGTCTGACAGGGGCAATGAAATTTACTTGCGTAGCCTCACTGCCATCATCTGACACGGTTATATCGGATGATGTTAGATGTTTTTTACCAAATGTTAATATTTCATTAGAAGGATATCCATTTTCCACTTCTCTAATTTCGATTGTAACACCGTTTACAAAACTTTTTCTCTTGAAGTAGACATCAAGTTGACCGATATAAAGTGCTTCAGCACCACGAGCCATAGTTTCTTTTATAAAGAATGTCTGTGCAATTGGATCGGGTCCACGTTCACGTTCACGTGAACGTCTATTTACGGCAAAGTTTGTAACATTAACATTTCTATTTGTAACAGTTCTAGTTGTCCTAGAGCCTAAAACATCTATTACAGGTGACCTAGTAGAAATTGTCAAACCAGACTTTTCAGTACTAAAGTTATAGGCATTGTATTTTAATTGTCCTAGAGAAGCAGAAGCTGAAGCGATACTATCAAAATTAGAAACATCTACCACTATTAATTCGCGTTCTCCTACTAAGAAGCGACCTTCCGGTATTTTAAAGATTGCATATAGTTCACCTAATAGGTTTGTTCTAACTTCTTGACCAAAGTTGCCATTTTGTATTGCTACTTGAGGATCAGTAACCCCATCTATACTAGAAATTTCATCACCTGGATTAAACGCAGGTGCTACAAATTCATTAACATCTACCTCATCAAAATAGAAATAATGTACAGTATTTGGTCGTAAGCCATGAAGTTCAATTTGAACTTCCCTGCTTTTTATAAAGGGTTTGAAACTTGTATTAGTTACAAAATCCCCGATAAAACTTTCTCGTACGGTTTGATCAAGTGCCAATTCTCTAGAAATATCTTCAAAATTCTGAGATGTTATTGTTTCAGTTGTAATAGTATTACCCAAAATAGATCTGTTTGTGTTGACCGAACTACTTAATAGATTTGTTTGTGTTGAAGTAAGAGGTACAAATTCTGATAGTGCATTTGTAAATTGCGCAAACGGTGTTGCCAAATCAATTTCAAAACTTCTTGGTGTAGTAACAGTATCATGTGCAAAATCATATTCAGGTATTAAACGACCCACTCCTTTGTAACTATAAAAATTACTAGTGCAAGATCTAAATCCAGTTGCATATTGCTGTGATATGAATTTAGCAAGACGGTTAGATGAAAGAGCAGCAATGGTATTTGCTGCGTCAAATGATTGAGTGCCATCAAATGATTTTACTTTTAGATCTAGAGGAAATTGCTTTATACTTGGATAAAGAACTTTTTCTGTAAAGTCTACTGAAGCATTAAAGTTTGCATCTGACACATCAGCTACCAAAAGATCTTCAAAATTATCTACAATTATACCGTTTTTAAATCTATCAAGTCCATTTTCACCCTTTATAACAAGATCTTGAGCAGATTTTTCTAAGATTGAAAGTGCAGTGTAGTATTCTAATCTTTCAATTTTACGCGATAGTTTATCAATATCATTCATAGTATAAGTTTTTACAGTCTTAGTTGATACTGATATAGTTTCAGCTTGTCTGTTCTGCTTATATGCTTCTTCTTTAGAAAGAAGAGGGTATCCTGGTATTTTAATTTCTGCTATAATTGTATTTTCGTTGGATCCTAAATTACCTATAGAATTCCCTATTTCATCTCCGGTAATATATTTAAATCTTCCATACGAACTTCCTATTATATAATCTACTCTTGAATCGTAATACTCAATATCCAATACACCTGAGGTGTTTAGAGCAGGTATAGCATAGTTAACACCCTGTGCAAACATATCATCAGCTGATATAGGTAGTTCAGGATCAACTGAGGATAAAATAGTAGCACCACTTTCATTAGTAGAATACGCGGCTGTTGGTATTCTGTGCGGTCTGAAATCCACACAGTTCTTTAAGTTGAATATTTTACCTGTGGTAGATTCAAAATATGGTATTTCATTTACATCAATTGTATCATAGCTATTTACAGTAAAGAAGTTTATTTCAGATCCTGAGTTTACTCTAAATCCTCTTACCTTTACAGTTAATATATCACTATTATTTGGTGAAAGTGTGCCTGGTATTTTTTCAATATATGAATGATCGTAAAAATCATCTCTTTGATTTTTTACTAGCTTAAAGCTATTTACGTATTCCGTTCCATCAGGACCCTTCACACTTAAAAGTGATATACAATCAGGCAAGCCTAATGTATACTTACCCTTGGTAGCATCGTAAGTTGTTTTTACGAAAAGATTAAAAATATTTTTTACTTTTTGTATTGGGCTATTTACTTTTATATTATAGTATACAGTAACAAGTGTGGATGCAGTATCAGTATCTATAAAAAGTTTACCTTCGCTATTTACAATTGTAGTTACCACATTTATATCTATAGGCTGATTAATAGTATTGTCTATAACTAGTAAATCATTTAGTGAATTTACATCAAAACTAAATCCCTCAGGTGGTGCAATTACTAGGTTACCAGTCCCGTCGGTATTATCTTGAGTAGTTTTTCTAATATAAAATGATATATCATCTATTGTTTTCACAAACGGCGTGTTAAAATCAAATATAAGCGCGGAAGTACTTGAATTAATAATCTTTGGGTCAATTTCTATAAGTCCATTGGCACCCTGTTTTACATATTGTACATCTGAAAATAAATTAACCCCAGACATTCTTATTGCAAACAAAAAGATTTTATCGGCTGTATAGTTTTTAACTACCGCAGATCCTATTACTGCTTCACTTGAGTTTACTAAATCAACATTTTGATAATCACCTATTGTAACTCTGCCAGTCGCGTTTATAACTTTACAATAGCCGCCATATGTAAAGTTTACAGATTGATTTGATGCAATTTCAGTAGATGTTATATCTGGTATTTCAAAGAAGCGTTTAGCATCGTTTGATATTCTATAACCTTTAGAGTATGCAACACCCTCGCTCATTTCTACCGAAAATTTATTTGTTGTTGTTTTTTTGATTACGTTAAATGTAAAATTCTTTTTAGTATAGTCACCGTTGGTTTCATATGTTCTTCTTGCTAATTCTTTTGCAATTGAATTAAATTCTGACACGTCTCTAGTTTCTACGGCTTCTCCGTTTTCATATCTTCTCAAAATAAAGAAACCAGAGTCCTGTTCAGCTGTTACTGTATCTATTGCTACAAGTCTTGGCACTAATACCAGGCGATCCGCACCAGGTGCATTTTCATTGGGTGAGCCATTTGCATTATCTAATAGATCAGAATTTTGTTGTGATGTTACAATACTTTCATCAACTGCATAGCCAACTGAAGTTCCGTTTGGCTTAATTTCAGTATCTTCCTCTGTTTGTACTATATATTTTTCAACAACAATTTTCTGATCATCCACAAATAGGAAATGTCCTCTCTGAAAGATAATACCTTCAGATGCATTTAAGCCAAATGAATCGCCGACGGGATCTGAGAAACTTGCTACTGAGGTTGTTGCAACAATACCATTGTCAATTATTGTCTCAGTACCAGTCTCATCAGTTCTTAGTATGTATTCTCTAATATTTAGTGTATCGCTAGGATCATATTCTTTTTTGCCAGTATTACTAGTATTAAGATATACAATAAAAAATGTATTTAAATCAGGTGCTCTAGATTGAAATCCATTAGCGCCTCTTATTATAAGCGCGTTAAGTCCTTGATCATCTTCAATTTCATAATAGTACTCGTTAGTAATATCATCAGCTGTCTCAGTGCGTTCTTCAAACGCACTTGGCGTGTTGAATGTTGACCCACTCACAGGTACAATGCGATCTACAACTTTTACATATTTTAGATTCCTAAGTTCAGTAAAGGTAGAGCCCTTTATAATTGAACCTTCTTTATATATGTTTTCACCAAATTGTTCAATCTGATTCTGCAAAGTAGTTTGCAGTTGATTTAATTCTCTTGCTTGTACTGCAAATCCAGGTTTGAATAGTACTCTATAATATTTGTTGGAAATATCATAGTCGTCAAAATAAGGAGCAATATTTAGATTTGTTTTAATTGACATTTAGTAATCTATACCCTTAGAAATCTATTATTAATTTTATTTGTTCTACTTTTTCATCGGATCTATCAACTGGTGTTAGATCCGAAATGAATAGAACCGAACCAGTTTTAGAAACATATGACGCTTTTGTAATTGTATTTATACTAAAATTAACACCCGAAGATGAACTTACTAATAATGATTCGTCAAATTCAGCTGAAAAGGCACCGTCATATTCTGTAAGATATATCACATCATTATCAATTTCATGTATTATACCAGAAACACCATTACTTTGTGATAATGTTTCACCTACAGACAGACCCAAAACACCATCAGTAGTTTGTAATTTTAATCTACTATCAAATGTATTTTCAGTAATAACTTCCGCAAATAATGGATTTTTTACAAGTCCAATTTTACTATATGAATTAGTATCTGTGACATTTGAGGAATCTTTACTTGTTATATTTACAGAAATACTTATATTCTTAGACTTAAACTCTTTTACCGGGTTGCTTCCATGGCCACCTTTGGGTGATATAATAGGTCGCAAAATACATTCAATATCAGATCTATTGGGATTGGTAGTGTCAAAATTTACAGATGGATCAATGACCCTAGCATTTGCGTTTTGATAGTTAATACCATTATCGATCATTTTCACTGATGTTATTAGTGTATTTGTATCATCAAAGATTGCTATTGCTTTTGCCCCAGATCCATCACCTATAATTTCTATGGTAGGAACTATTTCAATTAAAGATTCTAAGTTTAATTCAGCTGCGGTTGTTTCTATTTGTATAAAATTTTGGCCATTTAGTTCACCGGACGTAAGTATTTTAAATAATTGGGTATCTATCTCCTGCGAAGATGTACCAGGATTTACAATAAGTGTGCGATTAGCATAAATATTTGGTGATTTATTAAAAGGTATATTGCCATTTATTCGTATTATGATTCTATTATTTGAATCAAGCGATGTGATAGTCCCAGTTAATCTTTCATATCCGGAATTTGTTGATCTATTTGTAACCAATATCGAATATATACCTTCATTTGCAATAGTTTCCACCTGAGCATTTCGAATTATAGGTATATAACCAGAACCCCCAAATTTACTAAATGCAAACGAAGGTACTGTTATCATATATTTCCAGACATAGCCATCGGATAGATAATATATACCGTCAAGTTGATTTATTGAATCTTCAAATATTGGCTTTTCAGTAGAAGTAGAGCTGTAATTATTACTTATACATTTAAATATGTGATGTGATCCCCCTGTACTATTAGGTGGTGTCACTACATAAAACGGAGTATTGATTGTTAACCCTATATTTTTAGCATCATCATATTCAGTATAAATTCTTCCTTCTTCCCATATATTTAAATTTGCTAAAGCAGCAAAATCAAAATCAGTAACACTAACCCCAAAGATTGTTTTTTCAAGAAATTTTCTTTGAGTTTTTTCTGTGTTCTCGGAAACTGGTATTGAGGTTTCACCCGGAAATGATCCAAAAATCCAAAAATCTTCTTCTTGTAATGATTTTAATAGATATGTTTCGGCAATATCAGTCGTAAATGAATCAAACTTTATTGACATATTATTCCTCTATAAGTTGGGTAACTAGATATAAAAATCCATTTTCGGATGATAGATTCTGAGAATCTTCATTAATAGCGGTTTCTTGTATCGCAAATCTTTTTATCGGTGTCAAAGAAATATCAGGTGTAAAATCTATTATATCTGACTTATTAAACTTCGTGAATAATTTAATTCCACTTGGGTGTGATATTTCTTTATATATTTCTTCGTATATGGTAGGTGATATGTCAGTTGATATTTCATACGAGTAGTCTTGGTAATAAAAACTATCCTGCATTACCTTTTCAGTATTTATATTAGAATTAGTAGTAATCCATTTACCTTCTGTAATTCCCAATCTATCAACTATACCTTTGCCCGTAGCATCTAAAATAGCATCAACCCCAAGTCTTTCCGCCTTTGATAAATTATATATCGTAACAGGTTTTTCCTGCTCATAACCAAGACCGGAATCAAAAATTTCAATAGCTGATATTTTACCTAGTGAAAAACCAACAGGGCCTGATATTTGTGTATTAAGACCCAACGGTAGGGATTTTCTATCAAATGTTATACTTTGTATATCTAATACTATTGAAAGACCTTCTTTGAATGCTGGCAAGATTAATTCCTGTGAAATTCTATCTCTTGATATTACAAAAGATTGAAATGTAAGTTGCCGAATTGTTATATTATTTCCCTGTACTGCAATTACTTTACCTCTTACTAGAGTTTGAAGATCTTCACCTTCAAATGTTTTTACTATTTTTTCCTGAGTAATTACATCACCTTCTAAGATATTCACACCTACAGAAGAAACAATTCTAAGAATTTGATCATTTAAATTGAATCTACTAAATAGTTTTTCTTTAGCTAAAACAAAGACATCACTTAAATAATTAGTTCCTGGGTTTATTGCAGTAAGACTTTCAATTGAACCTAATACAAATGTGGTAGGATTAAACGCAACATTTAATGCTGTACTCAGATTAGGTTCAATACCAGTTGCGGAAGTACCTGACATAGGTATAAGCGCCGGAGGTACTATTGAATAATTTGAAGAATCTAAGGGAACTGCAAGAAAATCAGAAATCAGATCAGTTATTATTGTTACTTCTTCAGTATCTGTTATAGTACCAATTGAGGCAGATGCAGATCGATTAACTGGTGAGCTAAATAATACTGAAAATGTTATGTTTTCAGTTCTATCAAGTGTCTCAATAATTCCCTCATCAAATCCAAAATTTATATCATCAAGAACTATCCCTATTGAGCTATTTCGTGTATCAACACCTATTATTGTTGCTTCTAATACATTATTTGCATTATCTATTTGTTTTATTTTTTCGTTAATAAAGAAACCTTCACCACTTGTTTCTAAGAAAAGTGTTTGATCTGAAAGTATAATGTCAGTATTGGCAACTGTATAGCCAAAGCCGCCATTGATAATATTAAATTCTACTTCACCGGATAGATTTTGTGTAACTTTTGTTACTCTACCTAGCCCATTTATCCCAGAATCAGATTTTATTTCTACTCGATCACCTATTTCATTTTCGGTGGTAAATTCAATATTTTGATCCAGAATTACTTCTCTGAGTGAACCATATAATTCACCTACAATCAACTCTGGCTGATTAGAATAGATAGTATCAAACCGCTTAAAATTGCCCTTGACATTACTAATAAAAATTATAGGTATTGTAGAATTGTTTATAGTTATTAAGTACACATTATCTACAAAAGCCTCAGCATTACTTAGTGACCCAAATATCTTTATTCCTTTTATTGTCGGAAGTTTTGAATGACTTGATATAGGATATAGCTGTAAATAATTACCTACGATCCATTCTGAATTTGATGGCTTGAAGATATCGTCTGATGGGAAATATATATTTACTTCGCTTTGAAAGAAAAGGGCAAAGAATAATTCGATTCCTTCTTTTGAACCTTTTCTTCTATATAAGCTTAATATATGTTTTATTATAAAGGGAGTGTCTGCGTCAAAAAAGATGCCATTTAAAAATTTATTCTTAAAGAAAAGCAACATACCATCTATAGTAGTATCAATATCTCTATATTGGTACATTCTTCTAATGTTATATATTGATTGATTATCAATTGTTTCCAAAAATACATAATATTCTTTAACAATATCAACCAATTCCCTTGCTTCTTTCCTATATATGCTAGGAAATTGACCTTCCACAAATGGTGAAATGCTGTGAGAATGCTGGGAAGCATAGTCTGCTAGATTGGAAAATTTATCTGTCATTGCTGCGTGATTCCCTTTACGGTAATACTTATATCAGCATCATTTACTATTAGTACCTGATCTTTAGGCGCGGTTACATTTTTTTCGACTGTGCTTGCAATTATCCGTATTCCCACCCCTGTATATGATTCAGTAATAAAATCAACCAATCGAACTATTCCGGTATTGTAATCTACGATGCCAGCATTTCTTTTTATTACTTGTACGCTGCCTGCTAATCTGTCTCTTGCATTGATAATATTTATGACACCTAAGCCGTTATCCTCTAGTATAGCTTCAGTACCTTCAAATACGAAATTTGAACTTGTAACTAGTCGGTCATATACTTCACTTCCGTTTGCTGTTGAGTACCCACATGGGCTTATAAGTGAAGAACCAAAGTTGAATGTAGGATTATCTTTTTGATTTACTGTAGGTGAATATAAGATATAAGGCACAGCAGATATTGTGTTGCTTTTTATCGAAATGTCCGATGCATCAACCAATGTGCTTACCCTTGAAATTTCAAAAACTGAGCCAAAATTATTTAAATTTGTACTGGTATATGATTTAATAGCATTTCGTACATCGGACTCAATTTCAGCGACTGATTTTGTAGTTTGTACACTATCATAAAATACATTTATATACAAATTTGCATATAAGAATTTTGGACCGAAGAATATTGGCTGTATTCCTATGGGTGTTTTATCTTTTAGATATGAAGTGTATATTAACTTTGCGTTTTCGGATATGCCGCCATCGGTATTTACTACAACAGCTACCTTACCATATTGCGGCGGATTTAATTCATCACCACCGAACACAGAAACATCCTTAATTTCATTGAACCGTTGCTTTAATAAAACTTCATAGTCCCGATTGGTAACAGCTCGTTCTTGTATCTGGATTGACTTGGGCGCAAAAAACTTTATATCTTCTATTGTTTCTCTGTCGGCACCGCCTACTGCTGATGCAACTACTGTTACTGTAGAATTGCTCAATGAAGAAGTAAATCTTGATACCCCGTTTGCGGCAGCACCATTGGTTATTCTATAAAATACTCGTATTTCTTGATTTATATTTGGTTGTGTCCCAAATTTATTATTGCCGAAGAATGCTTCATATTTGCCATCACGAGCTCTCTGTAAGTAAAAGACATTGGAATCTGGCTGAATACCAAAAACATCTTTTGTGTAAATAAATTCAGTACCTGTTTCATTTGCGCTTTGGAAATCTACAAATAATCTGATGCTAGTAGTATCAACACCTGAGTTACTAAGCACTAACCCACGATTATTTTCACTAGTAAAGAACGATTCTTCTACTAATTCGCCTTCATAAATTTCCACATTTTCTGCTTTGAAATTACCACTTTCTTGTATGGTAGCTGTATAACTTTGTCTAGTAAAAAACGTATATCTATCACCATTGAAGTTGGCAATGAATCTTGTATTTCTAGGTATAAATGAGGAACTAGTAGCTGTAGGGTCTGAAAATTCAACCGTTACAATTGCCTTTGCTGATCTAGCAGATCGTGGCAGGTAGTTTAACTCTTTTGCGTGTGATATTACCGAATTTTCACGCTGTGCAGAATCAAGAAACATTTCCGATATTGTCATATTAGCATAAAAATTATTTTGATATGTATTGTATGAGAGTACATCCAACAGAACAGACATATTAGAACCATCAAAGTCATAGTCCTTGAACTGTTCTTGTTCTCTCAAGAATGTTTTAAGTTGATCTTTTACTCTAAAAAAATCTAATTCTGTGATGGGTTTAGATGCCATTATCTTGTTCTTTCTAGGAAAACTGTTACAGAAAGTGGGGCGCCTACATTTCTAATGTTAAAATATATAGTTATTTGGATCTTATTTTCATCATATTCACTTTTAATGATTATCTCAATTATATTTACTCTAGGCTCGAAATTATTTATAACTGCTCTAACCTTTTCCTCTAGTAACTTAACTACCATAGGAGTATTATTTTCAAACAGCGTAGCTCTTATATCACTTCCTAGTGATGGCTGAAATAAACGCTCACCGCGATCAGTAAGCAAAAGATTCTTCAATGATTCTTTTACTGCTTCTTCATCTCGCTTTACTGCCAAATCATTTGAAATAGGATTTATAGTCAGATCTTTGTGAAAATCCGAATATAAGCTTTTTCTGCGTTTTATAGGAGTTATCGATGGTATTGGCATTTTACAATCCGTTGTTTAGTATATTTATTAAAATCTTATTGATCCCCGCAAGTAAACTCTTACCCCTCGAGAATCATTTCTAGAATCGATATGTATAAATGTAGGATATGATCCAAACCCGCCAAAGCCTTCCTCTACTGCCATTCTAGCAAACGTGTCATGTCTGTTGGGTGGTAGCGATATGTCAAACGCCTGCCCAGATTTATGCCAGCTATTTTCAGCACCAAATGTTCTCCAGGCGCTATTTATGACGATTGTAGACCCCCATCTTTTTGCAAGCCGCAATAACATTACCTTTTCAGTTAAAAGCACATTATTCCAACCGGCGGACCCCATCGCCGCACTTTGAGGCCCTGGCCTATATCGTATATACGAGTTGCCGCTTAAAACAGCTTCATACGAAAAGCCCGTAGAAGCAATTTCTTGTAGTTCTTGAGTAGTAACATTTACTACTCTACGCGGTCTTGGGGGTAAACTGCGAGCATTGCCATTTCCTGTAGGTGTTTGAGATCCTGAATATCTACTACTTGGAATATTATTTACTGCAAAAGCACCTGCATTAATCTGGCTGGTATCAAATCGCGTCGCGCCTGCTGCTATTGCGCCTGCGGTTGCAAGATTACCTGCTGATCTCAGTACAGTCAATGAGCTATCATATGATCTTTGTAAATCTTTAAATGGATTTAAGAACGAATTAAATAATTGCTCCATTTCACCTATAAAACTACAAAATCGTAATATAAGAAATTGTGCCTCTTCAAGATCTAAATTCTCAAATGTGCTTGAGGCATATGAAATAAGAGCACTAACAGTTTTCTTAATATTTTCCACTGATAAATCAGAAAAGAAATCTTCAGCTTTTGTTTTAAGATCAATAATTTTTTTCGAAATTGCTTTTGTATTGTATATAAATTCCTCGTCGATTCCTATTGTAGCTAGTAAATTTGCAAGTTTGGCTTTTATGCTTTCTACTAATTTATCAACAAGTCGCAATATTCTTTTCTTAAGTGATTCTAATAGAGCCCGAGCTGAAAGTTTACTAAGCGAAAATTCTCGTATAGAATTTACAATGTCAGTAAAATCGCCTACGAAACTTTTTATATCACTGAAGATACCTTGCAATTTATCAAATTTTGCAAATACACCTGTTACCAATGAACAGAATGATCCCATTGAAGATTGACTTATATTATCTGCTGAATAGAAAAAATCCAAAGTTTTTAATAAATTAGTAGGATTTGCTACAGTAAGATAAGCGCTAAAATGATCTTGATTAATATATGAATAATCGTAGAAACCAATAAGTTCAGCAGTAGTAATAAATGGTAGTTGATTTAATCTATCACTAAGATTGGGATATGCTTCATTAAATGATGCGCTATTATAATCTATAGTAATTTCTTCAGAGCTAAGTGACTTAAATCCTGCATAAAAGTCATCCTGTTGTTCTATTGGTAAAATATCTAGTGATGTAGTATCTTCAACAGCAATTATAAAAGTTTTATTTTTCTGGTTTGCTAGATAATTATTTAATGCTATTGTGTTTTTTGCTAAAAGATCTTTATCAATTCCGTCTAGGGAGTCAGCAACTGCTATTTTTTCATACCCATCAATAAGATTACTTATTTGATCATATAATGGTGAATTTTTATACTTATCTTTTGCCGCAAAAATACCATCTGGTAAAGAATCATTTATATCATCAGGAAGATTAATATTATCGCATGGAATTTCTTCCTTAAAGTCATTGCAAGGTATTTCTGCCATGTTAAGTCCTCATTATACTGGAGTTGATTTAGGAAAGCCTTTTGAAGGCGGCGCAGATGCAACTACTTCCTGTGAAGGTAGAGCGTTATATGGATTAGTATTGCTTGGAGTCTTAATTTCAGCATTTGAACCACCGACCACATCATCAGCCGCATCACTAGCTAAGTATACAATTTTATCTAATGCTACAGTATCGGAATTCAAACTGATTTTAGAACCGCCGCCTATACGTATTGATTCCGATTTTATATCAGTAGATGATGTCGAATCTATAGAAATTATTTCACTGGTAAACTGTGAATACACACCAGAGTGTATATTGATATTTTCAAGACTTTTAATATTTACATCACGGGCAGCATCAAGAAATATTGTCTGACCTTTAATATGAATCCCTGCATCATAGCCAGATGCCGTGCCTGAACTATTGCCTTGAAACTTCAGAGATTTTGCAGATTTTAAATGTAATTGTTCTATATTTGCTTCTAAGTTTAGACTGGCAGCTCTAACCTGACCACTTTCACTTGCTATAAAATTCATCTGCCCAGCAACACTTACTATATGATTTCCTTTTATTATCTGTTGATAATTGCCTCTTATTTCTTCTACTTTATTACCCTTAACTAGAACATGGCTATCGCCTTCAATTGTTATTATATTTGTTCCACCTATATATAAGTGATAATTTTTTTCATTAATATCATACGAATCGCTGTGCGACTTTTTAGTAGAAGTAGCAGGGCCCATTTGAATATAAGATCCAGAAGGATGCCAGATCATAATCCGCTCTTGGTTCTGTGTGCTATCTAATTCAATTACATGTCCACCAGGTGTCTCAATTACTCTATTATGTGGATAAGAAGCATTATAAGCAGGTGCTGGCTCTTCCCATGTAGTGCTTGATGCATATGAAGGATCTGCAGTAGATCCACCACGCGAACCATCATCAGGCCCAGTGGTAGGTAGATTAGGGTCAGAATCAAATGCACCAGCATATTTGCCTGATAAAGAGGAAGTAGGTGCACCAGCTGCTTTCCATCCTCCATGGATTATTTTTACATAATCAATTGTTTCTTCAAATGGCGGAATTTTATTGCCATACTTCTTAACATTACCAGGCCCTCCATTATAAGCAGCCAATGCCAAAGGCCAACTGCCAAAGTTATTATATAACCCAGATAAATATTGGGCACCGAACCTAAGTTGCTCATCAGTATCTGAAAAAACATTTGACCATGACTTAAGCGGCGCCGTTTTATAGCCAGGATCACCTGCCGTACTTTCGATAATTTGAGTAAGACCACTAGCGCCAGAACCTGCGTTTTTAGCATTTGGGTTCCATTTACTTTCCTGTTCAATAAGCCTAAAAAATAAATCTGGTGGAATATTATATTTTTTTGCAGCAGCTAATGCAGCCTCACCATATACACTGACACCAGCAGGGATATCTGTCCGAGTTTCATCTGCGACTGGTCCTATATCTTCATCCTGCCCTGCAACTCCCATATTACCCCTGGATGCAATATTTGCACTACCCCCAGCAATTTCGATATTTTGTACTTGATTAGATGCCATTGGCAACAAGTATGTTTTATCTAATTCCTCGCCCCTAGCTAATCTAGAGCCTGGTGGTTGTCCAAAATCTTGGTCTCTACAACCATGGGCGCCTCTATCTATCTCATTTCCAAGTGCAGACCCCCAGCCATTTTTAGCAGGATTAATTGGTTCTACCATTTGAGTAGGTATAGCACCTAGGATCATTGGTTGCTGGGCATCACGACCATCAATAAAAAAGCCAAAAACCCAACTATTTAAAGGTGGAACTCTAACATTTATAGGATCATGGTTACCCATAATACATGTTGCCCAAGGCAGATCTTCAGTGGGTATATCTTTTACTGAACCATGCATACCAAACGCTCTTACCTGAACTCTACCTTCAAGTCTAGGATCTTCATTATCTTCTACAACTCCCATAAAGAATAGAGGATTTGTAATGCCTAATCCAGTTTCCATTATTAACTCCTATTCACTGCATTTGCAAGTCTGGGATCAACTTGACCCGCGCCATATCCTATAGTACTTTTTGTAGTATTCCAATCACGTTTGATTAGAGTGTATCTATTTTTTGAAGTATCACCTTCCGACACGCGAGCTATACTTTTAACTATGTATTTACCACTTAATTGTTTATTGCTTTCTGGTGTGCCTTGTTTTGCATTGTTTTCTACTATATCCAAATTTACAATATTACCCGCGCATATATCTAATCTAGGAGGTCCTACTGCATCTACAATAACACTATTTAAATGACTTCTAAACGCGTGTCTATTACTAATCATATCAGGATAAAACCTATTACCAGGCAATGCAGAATCATCAAAAGCACCTATGTCCATATAATCTTTTACCACTATAAATTTTTTACTGTTTTCTCTGGTGAAAAATTCATCAGCAAAATCTTTGGTATGACGGTCTACTATTTGTCTAAATTTTTTATCACCGAAGTACGAATTACCTTTTTTCTGATAATCATATACATTATCATCGGCTAGTAGATTTACTTTTCGGTTAAGAATATTTATTTCTATCACTTCATTTTTGTAGTAACCACCAAACATATCATCTAATGTATTAAACCGATTTGTATTTGTTACGGTTTCTAGGTTGTTTTTTTGTTGCTCAGAAAACGCGGGGTCATCTGGTACTATGCTATTAGTAAGATTAAATACTTTTTTGTATTTTGCTGCGTATTCCTCAAGACCTTCATCACTAATAAAAAAGTAGGAATCTGAATTTTCAAAGAATCTAAATGATGATGATTGCCGCTTAGTAGAGTAACTTCTTCGGACCAGAAACTCAATTGCCTGAGGTACTGTAAAGTTAGGTATAGTACCTCTTATCAAATTATCGGTAAGACTATCTGATGCCAAGGATTCTTCTTCTATTCTAATATTCTTTTCGCCCTTATAAAATTCAGTAAATAGACCATTGATTAGATCTACTACCTTTTTATCTTTGAACGAGCGGATTATTCGATTAGAAGCAGCAATAAAATGCTGATATGAGAAAAGTTGCAAAGTATAACTAATACCGTCACTTTCACTTGCAGTTTTTATTGAGTCAATTTTATAAAGAAATAAATCGTAAGTGATAGTAGTTCCCATAAAATCAAGGACAGTTAAAACAACTCGTTCCTCACCTCTAAGCGGATAATCTTCTAATAAACCAACCTTATCAGTCACAGATAAGGATACCGAAATTGTATTAGCAGTAATTGATTCTGAAATTGAAAAATCAGAAATTAAAGCAAGTATATCTTTCTCGGGTTGATTGGTATCCAATACATGTGAGATAACAGCTTTAGTTATAGATAGAGTATCAATTTTATTTTGCTTGGTATCAGACATCAAGATCTCTAATCAACTGTTCAAATTCTTTTGTTATCTGATTTAAATAGTCACGATCGACTAAAAGTATTTCTCTTTTATTCTCATTTTTTTGTTGCTCGAGTTCATATATTCTATATGGCTTAAAGTTTGGAGGTATTACTATTTCAACCGATATTCGATTATTTTCTTCAGTTTTAAGGATTGTCCCATCCTCAGTTCTGAGATAAATTGTCTTCAGTGTTTCTGGTGTTATTTTTACCAAAGCCATTTATATTTTTCCTAAATTTTCTATTTCTTCTGCATCTAAGTCAAGTATTTCGTCTGTATTGATATCATCATCGGTTTCAACATAATAATAAACTATATTATCATCGTTTGTTTCATCACGAAGCCAATCAATTACTTCGGAGCCTGTTCGGCCGGATAACTCTGTATATTTATCTATGAGATACTTGTAAAATTCTTCTTGTGGCATATACCATTCACTATACGGGTCATTAACTCCATTTGCAAGTAAAACAAGCCACGTATAATCTACCGAACCATAATACAGTAATGCTATATC